GTTTGCCCAGGTTCCTACGGGTTGCATCACATGACTTTCCTCTTCTCAGCTCGTTATGTCCTCCTCACTTACCCTCAGTGCGGAACGCTTGATGGTTGGGCCGTTTCAGACCATTTGTCAGCGCTTGGAGCTGAGTGTATCGTCGGACGAGAAAATCACTCTGATGGAGGTACTCACCTCCATGCTTTTGTGGATTTCGGAAGAAAGAAGCAATCCCGACGATCCGATTTCTTTGATGTCGGAGGCCACCACCCAAACATTGCGCCATCTCGAGGTCGTCCGGAGCGCGGTTATGACTATGCAATCAAGGATGGAGATGTTGTTGCAGGCGGGTTGGCGAGGCCGGGCGGAGGTGGATTACCTGAAATTGCGAATAAGTGGAGCGAAATTGTCTCGGCAGAAAGTCGAGAGCAGTTTTTTGACTTGCTTCGACAGTTGGATCCGAAGACGCTTGTCACTCTTTGGACCGAACTCAACAAGTACGCCGACGCCGCCTACGCCCCCACCCCAGAACCCTATGTGGGTTCCGATGGGAAGCAATTTGAGCTTGGAATGGTACCTGAGCTGGCTCGATGGGGAGAACAGCTTGTTGCGAATGATCCAGTAGAGGGTAAGTGTTCCCCCCTCCCTGGCCCGCCGCGCGGCGGGCACGGGGGGATTTCCGGGGGGGCCCCTGCCCCTCCCTCTCGCCCTTCGGGACTCACGCCGTGCCATGCTAATTGTTTAGGCAGAATGCGAAGTCTGGTACTCTATGGTCCTTCACGACTTGGAAAAACTGTTTGGGCTAGATCACTGGGCCCACACGTGTACAGTATGGGCATCGTGTCCGGCAAGCTTCTCCTGCGTGATGCGCCGGAGGCTAAGTATGCTGTCTTCGACGATATGCGAGGTGGTATTGGATATTTCCATTCATGGAAAGAGTGGCTCGGGGCACAGAGTGTGGTCACGGTCAAAGAATTGTACCGAGATCCCGTACAGCTTGTATGGGGAAGACCTTGTATCTGGTTGGCTAATCGGGATCCAAGATTGGAACTGTGGGCTGACTTGACTGACCGGTCAGCTGCAAGTAAGCGAGACATGATTCAAAGCGATGTGGACTGGTTGGAAGCAAATTGTATTTTTGTGGAGCTAGATCAGCCTATTTTTCGTGCCAATACAGACTAGCCGGAGCTGCGAATATTCAGCTGGCTGCCTGCAACTGCACCTGTGGCTGCTCGAAACATATCGATAACATAATAATCACCCATTCCATGTGTTCTAACCGATGTGGCTGCGGCATCCGTGACGCCTCCGTTCTCATCATCGTTGTAGATAAGGGTCTTGTTCATTGGATGCCAAAGTTTAACCATCTTCAGCATGCCAAAGTTGTTGCCGGACCGAATGTATCGTGTCTTGTCGTACTTGACGCCGATACGGTATGGGTCCAGTGGAGCAACAAATGGGTCGTCCCAATCAGTTCCTGCGGTACCCTTGAAAATTGGGTCCACTAAGAAATTGATAGGCGGTGTGGTACCGCCCTTCGTATTGTTCCAATCCGAGAATAGTCGCTGGTATCCACCGCTGTTCTGGAACGCGACGCGGAAGGATGGTCCAGCTGCTGCATAGATGTCGTCTCCCTTCATGGTGAAACAGATGCGCCTCCACTGCCAGCATTGTCCGTCATTGGTTGCGAGTTGGATCTGTTCCTTCAGCCTCCTCATGTAGCATGATGTGGCCGACCTTGTGGGGTCCGCCTTCAGGCCCTTCACCGTGTTCGTTGAGCTTGTCTGGAAGTTCCTCCAGGTCGCTACCCACGGGATGATGTATGTTGTGTCGCCGTTCATCACGAACGGTTCCCGAAACGCCGAGCCATCTGGCCGGATCGATACAGTGGACATGGTGTCCATCTTTTTGGTCGACGCGATGTTGACCACACGCTTGCGCGTCATGGTCTTTCGCTTCGCATAACTTTTCTTTTTTGGGGATGGTTTGCGGGATTTTGAACGGCGAGAGTAGCTGACGCTGTTGCGCCCTTTGTACCTCTTGAGAGGCATAGCGCATGTGGGGAGGTTTTTGTTGAGGTGGGGTCCTCCACATGGCGGGGTGGGGCGGCCTCTTTATAAGTGATGGGTTGTCACCCGTCACCTGGGCTATAACATTA